AAGCTCGATCCCAAAAGAAAGATATTTTTTGTTAGTGGAGGCACAGACGCTGAGACGAGAGAAAGTATACGAGCTATAACGGAGCGAGAGGACGGCGCTGTAATAGTAGCATCGTATGGAACATTCAGCACGGGTGTAAACATTAGAAATCTTCACAATGTAATATTTGCATCACCCTCTAAATCTAAAATACGAAATCTTCAATCGATAGGAAGAGGTCTACGTAAATCAGAATCTAAGAAAGCGTGCACGTTGTACGACATAGCAGATAATCTTCAGCATGGCCAGAAAATAAACTATACCCTGAAGCATCTTTATGAAAGAGTGAAAGTATATAACCAAGAGCAGTTCAAGTATAAAATTTATAAGATTAATCTGGAGTAAGTATGGATTGGGAAATACGGTTGATTAAGCTGATAACAGGTGAGACATTAGTCTCGAATATTAGGTTCGACAAGTTAAAAAAGCACGCTGTCTTAAAAGAGCCACTTGCTTTTAATTTTATCAACAAGTCTGCTGGCTCAGCTTCAGTACTTACAACGAGGTGGCTAGAAACAGATAAGAGTGTATTTACTATAAAAACATATCATATTATTACTGTCATGGAGCCAACACAGTTCATGCACGATTTGTACCTTGAAAGCATTGAAGAGATGAACGAGCAAGCTCAGTTTGGAAATGAAGGTGCATCCACAGCAGATGACAAATGGGACGACCTCGCGGAATATATGGACACATTGAAAGAGCTTGAAAATAAAGACCCCATTATTCATTAGTTGACAATTGAATTGTATTGTTATATAATATATCATTATTTGAAGGAAATGATTATGGCCGAAACCAAGAAGACACCTAAGAAGACGCAGTACGTCAACAACAAGGACTTCCTAGCAGCTTTGATAACATATCGTGCAGCTGTCTCTGAAGCAGAAGAGAACGACCTCCCAAGACCTCAAGTACCTCACTATGTGGGGGAATGTGTCATGAAAATATCTACCCACCTTGCGCGTAAACCTAACTTTGTAAATTATCCATTTAAAGATGAAATGGTTGCTGACGGAATAGAAAACTGTCTGCAGTACATAGACAACTTTGATCCGGAGAAGTCTAAAAATCCATTCGCATACTTTACGCAAATTATATGGTATGCCTTCCTAAGAAGAATCCAGAAAGAAAAGAAGTTGCTCTATACCAAGTATAAGTTGACCGAGCAGCTCAACATAGCAAACATGACATCTGACCGACAAGAAACAGACTCTGGAAAAAACTTCAATGATGAGGTTAAGATGAGTGAATGGTCTACAGAGTACATGAATACGTTTATTGAGGAGTTCGAAGCCTCGAAAAGACGCAAAGTCAAAAAGAAAGAGACTGACGAAGAATGAAGCTAGCATTAGTAACTGATCTTCATTTTGGTGTAAGAAACGACAATGCATCATTTGCAGATTTCCAAGAAAAGTTCTACTCCGAAGTGTTCTTTCCCTATCTCAAAGAAAATAATATTAACAATATTGTAGACTTGGGTGATACGTTTGACCGCCGAAAGTATATTAATTTTGTCTCACTAGACAGAGCAAAGAAGATGTTCTTTGATCCTATTGATCAGAACAAATATAATCTTCATGCTCTTGTTGGCAACCATGACTCCTTCTATAAAAACACTATAGAAATCAATAGCATGGAGCTGCTAGCTGAGCATTATGATAATATACAGATATACAGCAAGCCTCATGTACAACAATTTGATGGCCTGGATGTATTAATGCTTCCATGGATATGTTCTGACAACCAGGAAGAAATATTCGAACTATGTAAGACAACACCATCTCAAGTCTTATTTGGTCACCTAGAGCTGTCTGGGTATCAAATGCACAAGGGTCAATCTATTAACCACGGTATGAAGGATGACTGGCTGCAAAAGTTTGATGTTGTCTGCACTGGCCATTATCATACGAAGTCTACGACTGGTAATATTAACTATCTAGGATGTCCTTATGAGATGACATGGGCAGACCACGGAGATCAGAAAGGCTTCCACATATTCGACACAGATACGCGCGAGCTCGAGTTTATACCTAACCCATTTGTAATGTTCCACAAAATACATTACAATGACCGGGACAAGAGTATGGAGCAAGTAACTAATGTTGAGTTTGAAAAGTACTCAAGTTGTTATGTGAAAATAATAGTATCGGAAAAGACTAATCCATTCTGGTTCGATATGTTTGTCGATAAGCTAGAAAAGGCAGGTCCGATTCATGTGCAAGTTGTAGAAGACCACTTACATCTTGACATGGAGTCTGATGATGATATCGTCAGCGAAGCTGAGGATACAATGACTATCTTGCACAACTACATCGATGCTCTTGAGGTCAACGTAGATAAGGATAAACTGGAGTATACTATTAAAGATCTATATTCTGATGCCCTCTCTATAAGTTAGGTACATATTATGATTCATTTTCGATATTTAAGATGGAAAAATATTCTTTCTACCGGTGACTCCTTTACAGAGATAAAACTTGACAAAGCTAAGTCTACGTTGATCGTAGGAGAGAATGGAGCTGGCAAGTCTACCATCCTCGATGCTTTGTCATACTCGTTGTATGGAAAACCTTTCCGAAAAATTAATAAGAACCAGATGATAAACTCTATCAATGGCAAGGGTGCTGAAGTACAGGTTGAGTTTAGTATTGGCAAACATGAATACAAAATAATCCGTGGAATAAAAAGACACGGGTCTGCTAAGTTTGAGGTCTATAAAGACGAAGAGCTTATCAATCAAGATGCTGCTGCTCGCGACTACCAAGAGATGCTAGAGAAGAATATACTCAAGCTAAATCACAAGTCGTTCAGTCAAATTGTAGTACTTGGCAGCAGTACATTTGTTCCCTTCATGCAACTACCTTCAACACATCGACGTGAGGTCATTGAAGATCTTCTTGACATTCAAATCTTTTCTGTTATGAATGGCATTCTAAAAGATAAAGTAGCATCTAACAAAACAGAAATACTGGACTCATCATATAAGATAGAGCTAGTAGAAAACAAAATAGAGATGCAAGAAGGATACATCGAAGAGCAGAAAAATAATAATGAGAAGCGCATCAACGAAGGCAAGGTCAAGATAGCAAAGACCGAAACAGAGAAGAAGACCTACAACGACTCGTCGAAAGACCTTCTTAAAGAAGTGACAGAACTCCAATTAAATCAATCGGATATATCTGCTGTAAAAGAAAGAAAGAAGAAATTAGAACAAATAGAATTCAAGCTCAATGATAAGATCAATACATTGAAGAACGACATCGAGTTCTATAGTAACAATGATGACTGTCCAACATGCAAACAAAATATTGACCACGACTTCAAATGCTCTACGGTAGATGGAAAGCAGGAGACGTTACAGCAAACGACAGATGGATTTGAGAAGTTGCGCGCTGAGTATGATAAAATTAATAATAAACTCGAAGAGATAGAAGGTGTACAAACACGTATATCTGGTCTGCAGACAGAGATAAGTAACAACACCTCTCAAGTAAATGCATTAGATAAAATCATAATGTCTATTCAAGAAGACATTAATAATATCAGCGGAGACGGAGATCGACAGGAAGGAGATGCATCGAAGCTTGAAGATCTTAACGTGGAGCTCAAAGGCATTCATAAGTTGAAGGAGAAGCTGACTGAAGATAAGACGTTACTTGATGTAGCATCGACCATACTAAAAGACTCGGGAATTAAAACAAGAATTATTAAGCAGTATGTTCCTGTGATGAATAAGCTAATCAATAAGTACCTAGCTGCAATGGAATTCTTCGTACAGTTTGAGCTCGACGAGAACTTCAATGAGACTATCAGATCAAGATTCCGTGACGAGTTCAGTTACGCATCCTTTTCTGAAGGGGAGAAAATGCGAATTGATCTAGCCCTGTTGTTTACATGGCGCGCTGTTGCCAAGCTAAGAAACAGTGTTAGTACTAATCTATTGATCATGGACGAAGTGTTCGACTCGTCCTTAGACTCGTCCGGCACAGAAGAGTTTCTTAAAATATTAAATGACTTGACTTCTGATGCAAATGTGTTTATAATATCCCATAAAGGTGATCAACTGATAGATAAGTTTCACAATATAATTAAATTCGAAAAAGTGAAGAATTTCAGTAGGATAGCAGCATAATGACAGCATGTGTTCTAGAAGATAGTAGAAGTGATAGACTCAGAGTGGTATGCAACAAATTTGACTTTGACAATCCTCTCATGGATCCAAAGACACTGGAGCAGGATCTAAAAGACTCGATGGTACATCATCGAGGCATAGGTATATCAGCATGTCAGGTAGGTTTGATGACTAGAGTGTTTGCAGTTGGAGATCCCTCTAACCCTGAAGACATTGTAGTCATGTTCAATCCCAACATTGTAGACGCATCAGATGAATATCATCTTATTGAGGAAGGCTGCCTATCCTTTCCAGGTCTTTTTATAAAGGTAAAGAGACCAGCTACAGTACGAGTAAGATACGCAAATGCTGATGGAAAGATAATTACAGAATCATATGAAGGTATCCCAGCTCGAGCAATACTACATGAGTATGATCACTTAGATGGAATAACATTTCAGTCTCGTGCCAATATGGTCCATCTTGACCAAGCAAAGAGACAGAAGAAAAAACTAGACAAGGCGAGATTGAGAAATAGTGGCAGGAGTAGAAGATGATTAAAAAGTATGCTTACAGTGAAAGTTTTTATTCGGTGCAAGGGGAAGGATACTATACAGGCGTTCCATCAGCTTGGTTGAGATTTTATCTCTGCAACTTGCAATGTAATGGTTTTGGTCAAGATGATCCTACTAATCCCGATACGTATGAACTGCCATATGAAAGTTTTGATCCGTTGTCTGTTAAAGACATTACTGATCTACCTGTATGGGAGAAAGGATGTGATAGTTCTTACTCATGGGCTAAGAAGTTTAGACATCTTCAAAAGAAAGAAAGTGGCGCTGAGATCGTCGAGACAATTCGTAAGAACATGATTAACGAATTTAATCCAGAAGGGGATTACGTTCACCCATACTCCAATCAGCGCGCACATTTAGTGCTGACTGGAGGAGAGCCATTAATGAAGCATGCTCAGAATGCTACATTGGATATATGGGACGCTTATAAAATAAAAGAGGACCGAGCTCGCCCTCGTAACATTACATGGGAAACAAATGGAACTCAGGCTCTGACAGATGATTTTGTTAAGTCGTTTAGTAATAGAGGGTTCTATAGCGGAGAGTTGTTCTTCTCATGTAGTCCCAAACTCTTTACCGTATCTGGGGAAGAGAATAAGCGAGCTATCGTACCGGAAGTTATTAAGCAATATGACGACCTAGCTAAACTGAATCGAGTAAGATCGCAATCATCTCAAGCACCATGTGGTCAGCTTAAATTTGTAATGGGCACTGGTAAAGAGCAGTGGGACGAACTTGAATATGTGATGAAGCAGATTCGTGATGCAGGGGTTGATTGGCCGGTGTGGATCATGCCAATTGGTGCCCGAGAAGAATCACAGCGAGATATAGCTGGCGATGTTGCCAACATGGCGCAAGCTAGGGGATACTGTGTATCAGCTAGGGTTCATTGTTACTTGTGGGGAAATGAGATAGGTGTCTAAATTATGGTATTAAAGTCTACAAAGTCGTATTATCATCTACCGGTTGCACACATGCAATGGTTTGATACAGACGAGACGGGTGCGGAATGTACAGGCCCATGTTCTAAGTGGCACGGGTATGATAGATCGGTACATTTTGAGTTTGCTGGTGAAGCTGATGAACATGGTTGGGTTGTAGGGTTTGGAGACCTCAAGCCCATCAAAGGGTTCCTTGAATATTACTTCGATCATACTGCTCTCATAGGGGCTGACGATCCTCGCATGGAAGATGCTCTCAAAGCTCGAGATGCCGGCCTGGTAGATCTACGTGTAATGCCATATGGCGTATCCATGGAGATGAGTTCAATATTCATATGGGAGCAGGTTAATCCATTCATCTACAGAATGACAGATGGAAGGGTTTACATATCTCGTGTAGAGTGTCGAGAGCACGAAAAGAATTCAGCCTTTATCGAGCTCGATAGCAAAGCAGCTCTGAAGCAAGGAAAGAGTGCTGAAGATCACCTAGAAATGAAATGGGAATGGGACTTTGTAAAACCTAGCAACATATTGTCGAAATATTAGCAATATGTTGCTGTTGCATACCCTTCCTATTATATATACTTGCGACGATTGGAGATCCCCGTCGTCGTAATTCAATGATATCCCACAAGGAGAATAAAATGTTTCCGGTTAGAAACACTGTAGTCGCTTGGCAAAATTTTGCTGGCAATATGTTCATGTTATTTGGCATCCCAGCATTCATGTGCTTTACGATCGCCACTAATATGACCGTATAGGCTGTTGACTTTATGAACTAAACTTTATATAATGTATACACTATTATGATTTATATTTGTTGTGAGAGGTGAGAATGAGAAAGAAAGGAAAGACTGTAGCGTATAATGATTACTCTGATAAGATGCCAGATCTGGTGTTTGAGTATGATGAAGACTTCTACACTGACGACTTACCTGATCCCCAGGTAGATCCTGTTTTAGTAGGAGCAAGAATACCATTAAGGAAAGTTGGAATAGCTCCAGTAGATTTACCTATTGTGGTCCAACGACGAGATGGTGGCTCCCAGACTTTACAAGCAGAAGCTTCGCTCTACTGCTCACTTGACGATCCGAACGCTAAAGGATTGAATCTTTCTCGCCTCTATTTGTTGATGCATGAGAAGATAAAAGATAATCTAACTATCGAAGGTATTAGAGACTCTCTCAAAGAACTTGCTGAGAAGCAAGGCTCTAAGGATGCCTATTGCAAACTTCGATTCAAGTACCCATGGCATCAGGATGCCTTACGATCGCGTAAGGATGATGCATCAGGTAAACTCAGTGGTCATATTGCTTACAAGACTGAGATTGAAGGTCAGTACAGAGACGGTGAATATAAGTTCTATTTAACTGTAGACTACGTATATTCATCTACGTGTCCATGTTCTTTTGAGTTGGCTAATGATGCTCGTAGTAAGCGTAATGCAGCAGCTAATGCCCACTCGCAACGATCTATTATGAAAGTCAAGGTAGAGTTCTCACCCTCCAACGTAGTGTGGATTGAGGATCTTGTTGAGCTGTGTCGCGAAGTCATTCCTACCGAAGTACAGATTGTAGTGAAGAGACGTGATGAGCAAGCCTTTGCAGAGCTCAATGGCTCTAATCTACTCTTCTCTGAGGATACGTGTCGTCTAATGTATGAGGCTCTCGACAATTGGTATGATCAAGAGAAAGTGTTTGACTTCTCTATTGCAGTCTCGCACGAAGAAAGTCTACATCCTTGGAATGCAATTGCAATTACATCTAAATTTGATACGGAGTCGTCATTAGCATGAATGAAGGTGTATTCAAGAGTATATGGGTAACATTTCACAAAGAGGGCATTCATTGCTATCCGGATGCTCCGGCCGGTGTTGAGTTTCTAGCCCACCCTCATCGTCACATCTTTCACTTCCGAGTAGAGATACAGGTCTTTCATGATGATAGAGAGATAGAGTTTATTCTATTCAAGCGGGAGTTGGAAGGTCTCTATACCGAAGGTACGCTGCAACTCGATTACAAGTCATGTGAGATGATGGCTGATGATCTTGCAGATTACATTTTAGATAAATACCCTGAAAGAGAGCTGACCATATCTGTCAGTGAAGATAATGAAAATGGAGCTATCAGCAGGTACTAAGATGAAAAAATATACCGAATATGTAAGCGAAGAAATGACCAAGCCTAAAGTATCCTATAACAAGGCTCGCAAGTGGGTCTTTCATAAGATCGAGAAGACTGACCATACGCATGATAGAATGAAGAAAGATTACCACAAAGAATTTGGTAAGCACAACGCCCATCATTTTGATAAAGCAGTATCCGAATATATGGACTAGACGAACACCTATATTATTATGAGATCTATATTATGCCTATTGACTTTTGTCATATTGTTTCGACTCCACACCTAGAAAACTTTGTCGACGATAGAAATACACATCTTGCTTTAGCTCACTTAATTGAGACGGATAAAGCATATGAGGACTTTTATCGTGGTCAAAGTAGCTCCACTATCATACTCGATAACTCTGCTTTTGAAATGTATAAGCAGGGCCGACCTATGTACCCCTCACACAAGCTCATAGAGATGGGCCACCGCATTAGTGCCGACTACATTGTTATGTCGGACTATCCCAATCAGAAAGGTCAAGACACCATTGATGCAGCAATTGCATCAGCTCCGGTGTTACGAGATGAAGGATTCAAAACTTTCTTTGTACCTCAGTCTGTAATAGGGGATAAGGAAGACTACATCGATACCTTCAAGTGGGCTGCCTACAGTGACGCTGTGGATTACATTGGTATATCTATTCTAGGTGTACCCAATGCTTATGGCGTAGAAAAGGACAATAAACTTCAACGCTTCTTGAGTCGCTGGAAAATGATGCGTGAGCTTTCCGATCGAGGCCTTCTACAAGTTGCGCGAGACAACAACAAGAAGATACACTTTCTTGGCATGGTCGATGGTCCTAATGAGATTGCACTGATGGCAGACCATGCTGCATACATTGACACGTGGGATAGCTCGGCTGCTGTATGGGCTGGTCTCAATGGCATATCATTTGATAGCTCTCCGACAGGCCTTGTAAATGGAAAGTTTGAAGAAGAAGTTGATTTTGACTTCGAGACGTGTGATAATGAATTGTTAGAAATAGCTAAGTGCAATGTGAATTATATTGATGAGATCTGTGGAGCAGCACAATGAGTACGATGTATAGGTTTAACGAAGATGAAATAGTTAAGGAGGCTCTTGCGTATATTGAGTCGACTTATGCTGGACATTACGTTGGTAATAGAGCTGGCGATAAAAAAGAAGAGATTCAAACTATAGACGTCTGGCGCACTCTTGGTATTGAGTCGGAGTCGTGCCAGAGCAACATACTAAAATATATTATGCGCTATGGTAAGAAGGACGGCTTCAATAAGAAGGATCTATTGAAGGTCATTCATTACACTGTTCTACTATGGCACTTCACTCAGGATGAGGACTAATGAAACATATACTCGGACCTAACTCTAGGTCAACTCTTACTAATGTACGTGATGGAGATAGTCAACCCAATGCTGTTGATCTTCGACTGGATAAGGTATTCAGTATGGGAACAGGAATCTTCGAGATCTCCAATGATCACAAAAAGCACCGTGCGGGTGGGACAGCGATTGAACCTGACGAAGAAGGATACTACACACTCCAAGAAGGACGATACGAAGTTGTAATGGAGAATATTGTTAGTGTAGGTGAAGCTGAGGCTGGATGGGTGATTACTCGTTCAACATTAAATCGTAATGGCCTCTTCCTTACGTCAGGACTTTACGACTCAGGTTACAATGGTATGATGGCTGGCGTGTTACACGTCAACTACATGGCAAGAATTAAGAAAGGTACACGGATAGGTCAATACCTAAGTTTTGATGCTGAATCGCTGAGTTCGTATGATGGGGATTATGGCGTTGGCAAAATACATGATGATGAAAAATACAAAGGTGAAATATAATGAGTGGAAATGTAGAAATTAATATTACAGCAGATGATCTGAGAAAAAGAAAGATTATGATTGCAACTCCAATGTACGGAGGCCAGTGCTGCGGTATCTATACTAAGTCTTCAACAGATCTGGCTACTTTAGCTAAGGGGTATGGAGTTGATTGCAGATTCTATTATCTGTTTAACGAGTCTCTTATCACTCGGGCTCGAAACTATCTCGTCGATGAATTCATGCGCTCTGATTGCACACACCTGATGTTTATTGATAGTGACATTGGCTTTGATCCTCAAGACGTTCTTGCTCTAGCTGCAATTGCTGAGCCAGGTACAGATAAGGAGATTGTATGCGGAGCTTATCCTAAGAAAGCTATTGCATGGGAAAAGATTAAGAAAGCTGTGGACAAGGGATTTGCAGATCAAGATCCTTCCGTACTAGAAAGATATGTAGGGGATTACGTATTCAATCCTGCAGACGGCTCTGGCCAAATGAAACTCAATGAGCCTGCTGAAGTACTCGAAGGTGGTACTGGATTCATGATGATTCAGCGTAGTGCATTCGAAAAGTACGCAGAGGCATATCCTGAATTCTCTTACAAGCCTGACCATGTACGTACTGAGTCGTTTGATGGTTCACGGGAGATAATGGCTTACTTCGATTGTGTTATTGATCCCGACTCTAAGCGATACTTATCTGAGGACTATATGTTCTGCCAATGGGCTCGTAAGGCTGGTATTAAAGTATGGCTATGCCCTTGGATGAAGCTGACGCATATGGGTTCCTATATGTTTGGAGGAAGCCTTGCTGATCTCGCACAAGTTGGAGCTAGCGCTACAGTTGGTGCAGACTTCCAGAAGGCAGCAGCACCAGCTAAGAAGAAAAGTAAGAAGCGCAAGTAGAGAGTAATTATATTATGAAATTGACACAAGATGCATATCAAGTAATGAAGAACCTTTCGACAATTAACCTGTCGTTATATGTCTTCCCTGGTAATAAGCTAAAGACGGTGTCTGAAAATAAGACAGTCATCGCTGAAGTGGAACTACAAGACTCCTTTTCTAAGGAGTTCGGAATATACGACCTCAATCAGTTCCTTGGAGTCGTATCGTTATTCGATAATCCTGATCTAGAGTTTGACACTACCCACCTAGTAATCAATGGAGACAATGGGGCGAGGAGCAACTACTTCTACGCTGACAGAAATACATTTCGTATTGTCCCTACCCTAGATAAGTTTAGTCTACC